TTATTGAATCCAAGATAGGGTTAACACTATCCAAGAATTGTTGTCTAACGATTTGGTCATTTTGTTCAAACAATAATCTTACCGCCACTGCTGAAATCAACTTACGAGCTTGAAGTAATAATCTTCTTACATTCAATCTATTAAGTGCTGAATCTGCGACTTGTAAAGTTTTGTTACCCCAAATTACGGTTCCAACATCAGAGAAAGTTGCGATAGGGTTAATTCTACCTTGATACAATGTATCTCTATCTGTTTGTGTAAGTTTAATTCTTGCCTTGATTGAATTAACAAGACCTCTTGTGTAACCCGCCGACGCAAACCATGGGAATGAAATGTTATCTGTTAACGCCAAATTTCTACAAACTTCACCTGTCGGTGGTAAATAAATCTGAGTGTTATTAACAGTGTCACGAACTAATATCCAAGGATAGTAAGTTGCCGTGTAGTTAGAATCAATTCCTGTGTTATCTAAATTATCAACAGCCTCTTGAGGATAAATTATAAGTTGAGGGTTTGTAGAATCCGGATTATACATCGGATAATCAGGTGTTGTTGCAATATACACTGAATCCGCTCTTGAGAATTGAACCATATCAATAGCTTCTTCCACAAGATTTGAGTTATTCACATAATCAATACTTGATGTTGCAAAAATATTGATATTTGTAGATTCAGGATTTGCAAATGTTAAAATACCTAATAAATAAGCATAATAATCGGTATTCGCAAAATCTTGACTGTTGTCTTGAACTGTAATTCTTTTGAATAACCCGTCTCCTGTTGCATTTCTATATCTTGAATTAGGTGCTGACCCAGCCAAATATCCGCTATCCCCTAATCGGAACCTGTCTTCATTAGTTCTAAATTCTCTGTAGATATCCCATCCATCAAATCCACCCGCCAAACAAAGTGTATATTTTCTTGAATATATGAAGTAATATGGATTATCTGAATCAGGTTCTTCTCTAAATTCAGCAACACCACATTCGAATGCAGTTTGTCCGCTAGACATAGATGTGTTAGCAATTGAGACTACAGTTGCTCCTGAATCCATATGGAAACCTTTACTAATGATGTTCCATGGTCTCCCATCAATCTGTTCATTATTTGTCCATCCCGGTGTTGTTTGTTTTCCTTTATAAGTAAGGAATGATTCGTCAATACCGAACTCACTTGAAACACCTAAATAACTTCTTCTAATAATGTCTCCTCCGGACTCTATTGGTGAGCCACCTAAACTAATACCGAAAGGTGGGTTTGCAATAACTTCGCCAGGGAAATAGTATTTTGTTTTAAATTTAGGGTATGGTGATGGGTATGTTTCGTAATCTGCATATTCTCTTTGTGTGTATCCATAAAATCCGCAAGGTAACGCATCTATCGGTGCTTCATCTGCCATTTCAATCATTACATATCTTGATATCAACGCAAATTCACCATTTGAAGAACCAATTTTTTTAGCAATGAAGTTATTTGATGCCGGGTCCATGTTACAATTTGTAAATTTTTCTATCACCACAGGATTTGCGTCCGTATCGAAGAAATTTCTAATTAACACATCAAAAGACATATTATTATACGAAAGATTTGCAATTGAGATTTTAATTTCGGTATTCGCAGAATCCCCATCAGAAATTGATATAAATTTAAATAATTTATAAACTTTATTACCTCTTAATTCTGAAACTAAGTATGGAGTTTCGGGTGATTGGTATCTTTCTACATTAAAAGCTATTGATGATGGATTATTACTTCTAGCGCTCGGTAATGCGATTAAATCACACCCTAACCCTCTAATATAACCTTGACTATAAGCGTAATTTAATGAAGCAGGATATGACTCCTCAACATAAATTGGGACTTCAAATCTTGATTTACCAAAATTATCAACACCTAGTACTTTAGTTATGTATTTTGATGATGACGCTAGTAATGAAGTCTCAAATGAAAACACATCATTATCTTTAGTTACCCCCGATAATAAAAATGTTGAAAAAGGTGATTTTGTAATTCCTGAATATTGTCCGTCACAAATTAATTGTAAATTATTTAATGCAGATTGTCCGGTATCGTAATTAACACCAACTTGATAAACGGGTCCATGGTTTTCACTATTTACATTGTTAGTATATAATGAAATACCTCTAGAACGTATCGTACCTACAACCATGTTATTAAATTCCTCATACGCACTTCCCGTGAAAGTATAAAGATTACCTGAAATTGTACCCGAAAATGTATTTGATGTTCCTGTATTTAAAGTTGAAACAACATAATAAAATGAATAGCCACTATAAACATCGTTATTTGAATTATTATTTCTAAATTCAAAATTAGCGTAATACCAAGTATCATTTGAACTTGAACTTAAATCATTATCATTAAAATCATTTTGACAACCATAAGGATTGATAATTGTGTTGTATGGTGGATTTAAGAAATTCAAATCATTTTCAGGTATTGCACCATAAATAACCACTGTATTACCTGATGTTTGTGTTGAAAATATTGATGTTGGTGTTGGGACTATCGATGATATATTTATATTAAAATCATTTTGTAATGTAGAAACCGACCCATCTTCTAAGGTGTATTGAGTATTTAATTTATTCAATATTTGAGTTGGTAATTGAGACCCGTTAGTAAATTCAATTGTACTTGAAAGTGAATTACCTGTAAAATTTGCGGTAAATGTAGTTCCTGTGGATGGGTCCCCAATTGTTGTTGGGTCTACATTGGCCGTAACATAAAGAGACCAAGAAGGTCCCGCATCATATCCTGATAACCCAAGAACTCTTGTTACGAATAATTGGTTTGATTGTTGTAAATAAGATTTGGCAATATATGCCGCCTCATATTTAGGTATTTGAGTATTAATGAATTTAGTTGGTTCTGTTCCACCGAAAAACGCTTGGAACTCGTCATAATTAGTTATAAACACCGGTTCAAATGCCGGTCCTTTGATTGTTTCTCCAACAAGACCTAACGTAGTTACCCCTACACTTTGGGCTACGAAAGATAAGTCCGTTTCAGATGTGTATACACCCGGAGATACGAATACTTTTTGGTTTGCTTGTGCTGTTGCCATTATTTATTAATTCTATTACAGATTTATTTTATAGATAAATATTCTATATTTTATCAAAAAACTTTACTTTTGAGTAACTATTTATAAATGGTAGGAATTAATTCTGCCTTTTTTCTCACCATGAAAACCAAGAAAGAAATTAAGAATATTAAAATATCCCCTGAATCACATACTATACTGAAAAAGTATTGTGATAAGAGAGGAATAAAAATTTATAAATTTTTGGAAAATTTAATAATTGAGAAGTGTAAAGAGAAGAAAGATATCTATGGAGAAGATTAAACTAACTTGTTATCAAAAACAATTAAGGCTTCTTGGTTATTATCAATTCTAGTTATTTCAATTTTTAAAATATCATTAGTTGTGATTTGTATGGTTTGAGTATCACTACCAAAATAATTGTTATTTATAAACACATCAAAGGTGTCTACATTATCTGAACTTACTAATGACATATTTGCCCTAAAATCAATTTTCTCCTCAACGGTATCTCCTGTTGTAAATAAGAAATCAATATTAAATGTATCCGGATTTTTTGGAAATTTATTTCTTCTCTGTCTTCTTGTTGATGTATCAACCTCAATTAATTGAGTTATTCTTTGGATTGCCGGTTTTACTTCAAATTCTTCCTCATCAATCAGATATCCTAACATTGTGAAATCATAATTTTGAACATAATATTTTCTTGCGTCTATGGTCATTTGAGATTCGTCTGAAACATTATCTAAAATAATTGGAACATATTGTCCCTTAATAAAGGTGTATGCTTGTCGTGACGCAAATGTTTGCATTACAATTTTATTTAATTGATTCAATTCCCTCATTCTATTACAAACGATTTTAACATTATATTTGATATCAACAGGGACAGGTTGTGGTATTGTATAGATATCCATACCTTGCTCATTACCGTTCCAAGTCGGAACCGATGCGTAATAAAATTGTTTTCTATTCGGTATATTGTAAATTAACGCAGGGTTTGAACCGTATTTAACTTCCGGACTTCTAACGACTGTAATATATGGTGGGTCTGGGTTATAATCTAAGTCTATGAATTTATAAGTTTCAACATATTGAGTCCAGTTTTGAGTGGTAATAATAATATCTACCATTGGAACTATTTCTCCTGCGGTAACAACCTTCAATTCGTTTTTAACAAAATCCAACATACCTCTATCTAAATCCGCATGCAATACCGATTTGGGTAAATAAGTCCCATCTTCTTTGATATATTGCAATAGTTCTTGTCTGCGAGCGGACAACTCTTTTCGAGGAACTAGTGGTAAGGTTGGTTTAACTATGTTTTTTGGTAATGGCATAATTTTATAATTTTTTCCATGTTTTTACATAAATCTCTAAATCTAAAGGAACCGCATAATTTATAATATTGATATTAAACATATTATCTAAATTCCTAATAATTGTTCTTCTCATATTAAATTCGTGTTCTTTGGGAATTTTATTAAAATAAAATTTTAAAAGATATTCATCTGTTGAATAATTTTCACTCGAGTAATGAACTCCTTTAGTTGTAACCTCAATATCGAGCAAATCTTCGGAGAATGAATCTTTAAAAAATTTAATAATACTTGGTAGTAATTTCTTAACATACTTTTTTTTATCTTCAATTTCTTTGATTCTATCCTCATTGGAATTATCAATCTCTCTTAAAATTTTGCGAATAATATCTTCCATATCTTAAATACCTTTAAATTCATTTTCACTAACATAAGTTGCGATAATAGTCCTATAAAAAGGTTTATATCCTCCGTAGGTGTGTTTATTGTCCGACTTAACATATCCGTCATCACTTACAACATAATATCTAACTCGGTCTTCAGATTCGTAATATCCAATATAATCACCCAAAAATATTTCAACATCCAAATCATTAAGTTGTTTTTGATAGATTGAAAATTTCATATTACCAGGTTCCTTCTGTTCAACTTTAGAATTACCAATAAATTTGGAAGTCGGTGCCATAACTTGGACAAGACCTTTCAATTCAACAGGTGCCATAAACTGAATCCCGTCTTCTAACACTTCACCATATACATCATCTGTTTTTGTCTTATACCTATCAATACGATATAATACAATGGTAAAGTTCATATCTCCCTCTAACCACTCCTGCCCCATATCAATTTCCAATGAATAGTCCTCACCTCCAAAAAATTTCCCTAGTCTTGTTATAGGAACTAAATTATTTTGCATATTACTATCTGTTTAATTGTTGTTTATACCAAGATTCAGAACTTAACCCTGTTGAAGTAATTATTACTTTCGCATTAAAAAAATTTTTAAGGTTTTTTTTCATCTCTTCATTCCATTTCATCCTTAAATCATCATATACTCTTGGACTTGTTTTTACTTTTAATATCGGACTATCATCAGGAACAACATACTTAACTGACATATAATACTCATCTTCATCTATTGGTGTTAAATCAAAATCAACAAATGATACTTCTGTTGGTTTAATTACCGATAACATTTTTTTAATTGCGGTTTCTAAATTTTCTTGTGACATTTTCATATTGATAAATACTTTATTTTCACTTATATTTAATACAAACTTTTATTTAAACAATGGAAATAAGTTTAGAATCGAAAGCGATGGCGATTCTTGAAACCTACGAAGGTGGTAATAACTATTTGTTGGAGTTGAGACGTAAGTCACAAATTAACAAAAAATTTTACCCTACGAGAAGCCAATCGGACTACATAATTTCATTCCACGACAAACAACCAAAGGTTGCTAGAAAGTGGGTGATTCTTGATGCTTATTTTGCTCAAAAATTAGCTGACGATAAACTATACACTGAAATTCCTCAAAAAGTTTGGGTTGAGAAATTATTAGCTGATAAAGAAAAGGCATATCATATTTGGGGTAAAGTTTTCGATAGTGAAGAACTCCACGATTTTTGGTTACCGAAAGCCGCTATCATAAAAGATAATTCCGTTCAAAATGTTGTAGTTGATTATTCCAAATATTCCAATAGACCTCCATTGGAACATCAAAAAGAGGCCATTCAAAAACTTTTGGAAAATAAGAAATTTATATTAGCTGACGATATGGGTTTGGGTAAAACGACCTCAACAATCATAGGAGCGCTGGAAAGTGGGTCTAAAAAAATATTAATTATTTGCCCGGCAACATTGAAGATTAATTGGAAACGAGAAATTGAAAATTATTCTGATAGACCAATCTTCATTGCCGAAAGTAAGAACTTCTCAACCGAACATGATTTTGTAATTGCGAATTATGATATTATCAAAAATTTTCATGACCCAAAAAATAAAGAGGAGTCGTTAATTCTTAATTCCAAATTTGATTTGGTAATTGTGGATGAAGCACACTATATTAAAAACGCAACCGCTCAAAGAACAAAACTTATTAACGACCTTGTTAAAAACACTGAAAGATTGTGGTTATTAACTGGTACACCAATGACTTCAAGACCAATGGATTATTTTAATTTATTGAGTTTGGTTGATTCCCCGGTCAGTAAAAACTGGATGGCCTATGCAATAAGATATTGTGCCGGATATCAATTCAAAGTCGGAAACCGAAAAGTTTGGAACATAACAGGAGCGTCAAATCTTGAGGAATTAAGAGAAAGAACATCGGGAACCATTTTGAGAAGATTGAAAGAAAATGTTCTTGAC